ATCTGGGTGTGCGTTTGAATTCGACGCCTTGAAACGCCCAGTGCAGCTGTTCTGGAGTTAAAGATTTCCAATCAAAATCACTGATCATTCTTCACCAATCTGCCAACCGTCTATTTCTTCATCCCAAAAACCAATAATTAACTCTTCGTCATTACTAAATTTTACTACCAAATCTCCTGGCTCTCCACAATAATCTAATACTCTTTTTAATTCAGGATGTGGTCCAGCCTTACCCAGAAACATTTGCTCTGCTCCCTCAAAAGCATATATACCTATTGCATACATCTCTTTGTCTTCCATTATTTCCCCCAAATTGAATGAACAGTGTTCAAATGTTTTTCAAACCCCAATTCTGTAAAAATAGGCAGTAATTTATCAAAATTTGGCTCTGTCCAACGCAATTTCTCTATATTCACATCTATTGGTACATTTCTATCTATTGTGGCTAGTTTTTTGCTCAAAAATGCATTGGATTTACCAGCTACCAACTTTTCTCTCAACTTTCCCTTTACTTGCCATATATTATTGTAAATGCTCTCTAATGTTCCCCAATCCTGAAGCAATTTCGTAGCTCCTCTAGCTCCAACACCAAACACACCTGGAATATTGTCTGAAGCATCGCCTTGAATAGCTAAAAAGTCGATAAACTGACTGGTTTTTAGTCCATATTTCTCATGAACGTCCCTAACATCAATTAATGATTTAGTCTTCATCTCATAAACATTTACATCAGGGCTGATTAGTTGATTCATATCCTTATCACGTGTACAAATCACCACTTTATAGCCTGCATTAACCAATTGCTTGGTAAGAGTACCAATTAAATCATCTGCTTCAAACCCTTCCTTACGAAATACAGGAATGTTTAAAGCCTCTAGAATTTCCACCATTCGTTTTACTTGAATTTGTAAATCGTCGGGCATCGAATCAGGTCGACCACCCTTATACTGTGGATATATCTCCTTACGAAATGTTCTTCCAGGTGAATCTAACGCCACAGCCAACAAATTAGGCTTTTCGTATTGAATCAGATTCAGTATTTCACCAGTGAAAATGTGTGTGGCTGTTGTTGGTTCTCCTTTAGGAGAAGTTAGTTGTATCTTACTTGCGAAAAATGAAGAGTACAGATAATAATAACCATCTATTACATACGCAATTTCTACATCCACGTCGAATCTCCTGTCGATTGGGCATTCGCAGCGTTATTAACTGCTGCAGCATTATTTGTGTTCCTATCACGACTTCTAGGTGGGACGTATGGCCAAGAATTTATACAGAATTGCCCAGCGTCCAGATTTTGAGCAAAGATGGCTGAAAAGTCCATCGCTCCGTGTCGATTAGCTAATACTGTCCACATCATACGATTTTCCAATGCTTGCTCATCTGTTTGTGAAATAGCAAACACCATATCAGTGTTGCCCAATTTACGAATATCTTCAGCAAAATCCTTCTGATCCAATTTCTTCTTTCTCAATGCATCTCTCGTAACCTGACTGACTGTCACTATTAAGTGTTTTCGATCGTCAGCAATTCCTTTCGTCTTGATATAAAACTCATTGATGGTGTCACGTTCTCGACCATTTGCCGGAATTTTCATCTTTTCTATGTAATCATTAATAACCAAATCTGGAATAAATCCTTCGAACGATTCCAGATAGTCCAAATACCTGACTATCTCTTCCATTGTACACGAACCCATTGGATACTTCCGAATGATCAAATCCCCACCAAACCGACTCACTGTTTTTCTTACTGATCTCACGGCTGCAATATCTGAAATGGTTGGTCGTTGTAATACTGAAGTTGAGATTGTTTCTCCCTGGGCATTAAAATCTTCAAAAGTCACATCCTGAACCTTATCTACCATTGAAGATGCCAATCCACCCAACGACATATCATACCGCATTTCCGTATCTTCCATACTCAATTCATGAGTAATGTGCAACACTTTCAAACCATTGATAAGCCCTTGAGTACCCAAATGTATACAACCCCAAGATTTCTTCCCCTTATATCCACCTAACAAACAAACAAAATCAGTTCTACACAAACCTCTAAAAATCCTCTTATCGATAGGTTCCAATCCTGTACCCATCAATTTTTCGTTCGAACCTCCAGGTAATAGATACGTTGGAGTACTATTGCTCAAATATCGCAATCCCACTTCTTCTTTAACAATACCCACTCGCAACATGGATTGCATCTGATTGCGAGCTTCTTCCAATCTTCCATCTTTTGCCATTTGAGCTATTAGAAAAATCCCTTTTTCAAGCTCTTTGGTTTGAACAAACTGATTGATTCGTGAAATTACATACGCTGTATTAGGTGGCTCTAATTTCTTAATTCGTTCCAAATATGATAAATATAAATCGACTTTATCTTCAGACTTATCAATCAAAAAATGAGCTAACTCGTCTTTGAAATGATGTTGTGGTGCTTCTTGAAATTGATCAAAATAATTGTAACACAGCTGAATTATGTTTGAAGTTACATCTGAACCAAAATAATGTGGTTGTATTGATGCACGTGCTGCTTGCAGGAATTTAGTATCTCCCACTGCAAGCAGCACGAAAGCATCTTGAATCCGTTGTGCTATTTGTGCTTCAGGCATGCACACTCCTTTTAATCATCAGTGACATCTTTCGTTGCATTTTTCAACCAAGTATTTGCTGCATCAACAAGGTTGCTTGGAAGTTCCTGAACCTTCTCATTATTCAGAACTTTTGGAACATATGTAATAACTGCCATTTCTTTTGTGGTTGGAATGAACATCATTCCTAATATACTAAAAATCAACAGAACACAACACCACTTAAAAGGTTTCTTAATCTTGATCACAAAATCATTGAACTCTTTTTCTCCAAAATCGAACTGCTTAATCATACCAGCCAGCAAACTCACTAATACGAAAGTTCCTGTTATAATACATACAATAACAAGCCCAGTGATTAAACTGTCCATTCGAGTCAACCAATACATTTCCCAACTAGTCATTTTCTTTCTCCTTGTAATTTGAATTGTATGTTTTGTTGTTTCAACAAACTAAGACCTTCAGGATTGCAAATAATTGTGGATGGAGTAGTTAATTCCGTCACATAAAAAGCTGGTTCACGACCCACTACTCTGATTCACACTTTTGACTAACGTCCAATTCATCGTCATTGCTGAAAAAAGATACCGTGCTTTTTCTTCAAGTGAAAGTGCATCCCAACCCATGTATTCAACGTCCCTACCTTGATCCCATTGATCTCTTACATACAAATCAAATGCTTTTTGCATCAATTTATTCATGATATTCTAAATCAAATGCTTTTTGCATCAATTTATTCATGATATTCTCCTTCTAAATTTCCTTAATTTCTACTTTTACAACTTTACCTACCCCAATACAATCTATGTTGTATTCTCGTGCCATTTTTCTAGTTGGGAATAATGTTGCTTCGGATAATGCACCGAATTTCCAATTTACTATATCCCAAAACAAATTCCAATGCTTTTCACTGTGTTTAATCACCCATGCTTTCATTATATTTTCTCCCAATGTAAACATCATACTGTCCTTTTTTACAGTGAACTACTCTCATATCAGGCCAATTTCCTGCATATATTGAGGCATCAAAATACCCCAAGTGTTATCACTGCAAAACATACCTGGATAAATCGTGGTGGACTTTCCATCTACATAAGTTTTCTCCAAACAATTGATCAAATACCTGACCCAATTGTTGGGGTTGATTCCAGTGTCTTGATAAAACTCTTTTACACGTTTTGACCCTTCTATGAATTTTTGAGTTTGAGCATAGTTTGGTTTGAACTTCGGATTGTTTATCAACGATCGATAAGCCTCCACTAATTCTTGTGTAAGTTTGGGAGTCGGATCGCTGACTGGGAAGCTTGATCCAGCTCCTGCAAGCTCACTCCACAGCCGATCCCACTGAATACGTAGCTTGTACGCGGACAAGATGTTTCCCTTCCAAAATGGGCTTTCTTGTACTAGGTCAAACATCTTCAAAATATCCGTCGCTTTGTGATCGTCTTTTGTAATCATAAGGTGAATAACGTGAGCTTGGTTTTGAATAACAGCCTCTCGACCTTCTGGTGTTGTGAGATATCTGGCATATGTGTTGCGTGATTCTTCAACGCAATCAATAATGTGAGAACCTAGTGCGTACTCATCACTGTCTTCAGGGTAATCAAAAGTTGAAATTCTGGTTTGAATTACTGGAGTTATTGAGGCTGATGACGGGGAGTTGCCGATAGGCAACACTTCATCCTCAGTAATGACTTCTGTCATTACTGATGGAACTACAGTATTCTTATTAACTACATTGTTATTAATGGGCTGTCCATCCGCCGGGCCGATGATCCGCCCTTCGGTAGATCCGCCCTGCGGTGTTTCAAGCTGAGAACTAACATATACGTGCCACTTCCGTCCAATAAATATACCAGTGTGTTCATCTTGAATATTCTCTATTTTCAGGTAACCTTCCTTCTTCAATTCTGCTGTAATCTGTGTGAATTTGTACTTTCCCAACCCATTATTTTTCTTTATGAATGAAGCATTGATTCTCCAACCAGGTGGTCTGGACAGTAAATCTACTAGAATTCCTCTGGCTGCTGGAGACAAATTATTACACTCTGCACGTGCCAGTGAATTTGGAATCATTACGAATGGAACGTCTTTGATATGTTTGATAAGTTCTGTATCCATTACAACTTCTCCCGTATCCTCAACACATGGTAAAACGTTTGCCAAGCAGCTTTTGCAGTAGTGGCAATGATTTTGGGATAAGGTGGATGATTGATGTGGTATTTAAGTGCGGAAATGCCATAATTTACACATTCACATTTCGCAGACGGCTCAACCGTCAAACACTGTTGTTTATGATTCATGTTTTACCCCAGCATCTTCTCATAAATTGATTGTTTGATTTCTCGTTCTTCTTGAGGATTGATTTGCATATCTCGGCGAATCTGTGCCATTAGCGATATGGTGTTTGTTGTTCCTTTGGATAAAATCAGGTGTATGTACATTTTTTCTTGTGATGTCAGACTATCATACTTTTCTTCTAGAATCATCACGTTAACAGGTGAAGGTGTTTTTGATGGGATTGTGTGAAAATCATCATCCATCTCTTCATCTTCGTTATATAGAGATTTCTTGCCGACGTGTTTACAAGAAGCATGAATCAAATCAGTGAATTTCGATCGCAAGGCGTGATATAGATATGTCTTAGGTGTTGTACCCATATTTGGTTTATACCACCTTTGCAGGGCCACCA